AATCACCGACGTATCTATCCAATCATTTACCTGCATCATTCTTGTCTGTATCGGCTCCAGTTCATTCATCATCCAAATTTCAGTTGCCTCTCTAATTGATCCAAATCCCGCTGCGTTTTGAGGAACAATCCCCATCAACTGCGGCGGAATGCGCAAGCTTGCCAACACATCATCTCGCGTCTGATTCTTAATCGAATTGAACTCATCCTTAGCCGCTACCTCACTCACCGGGATCAATTGAATCCCGTCTTTCTTCCCCGTCGGCGAATAAACAAACAGATTCCGGAAATTCCCCGGCCCCTTCGACTCCTTCAGCGCCTTGCGCAACGCATCGATGTCAGCTTCGGTCTGCGCCGCATCCGTCATGTACAAGATGAATCCCGCATGACTCCCGTTCTCGTAGTACTTACGCCGAAACAACGTCGCCGACTCATTCAACAACGCCGACTGCAACGCACTGATCCACTCCGGCAGCCCGTAAATCTCCTGGTGCAGATCTGCCTCCCGCAGATGAAAAATACTGTCCGGCTCAAACGCGTGCTCATGCTTGAATCCCTGCACCTGATAGAACCGCCCCTCCGGCCCCGCCCGCATATACTTCGCCAGCGGCGGCACCAATTGCCAAGTTTCACCCAATATCGAACGACGACGCTCCAGATATCCATTACCCAGGCACAGAAAGTCCAGCGCAAACTGCTCAAACGCAGCCCGAGAAAACATCGGATGCGGGATAAACGTCTTGCTCAACAAATTGCGCTTAAACATCAACCCCGAATGCAGATGCACACTCGCCCCCACCGACCGCGCCAATCCATCCAGCGACAACGGCGGCTCATACCACCGCCCGTTAAACCAGCACTCCAGGTAGTCAAACACCTCCCGGCCACCCAACACCGGTGACGGTTCACCGAAGCTGAACACCTGTGTGCCTGTGCTGGCGGGAGTGGTCGCGGGCACCAGTGTCTGGTTGGCGGGTTGTTCAGTCATCAATAAATCTCCATCCGCCCAGTATTGGCAGCCGTCTGCCCCTCAAGCGGTTCGTTATGCAAAGCATGAAAAAGCGCCCACGCCAGATCGGCGTGACCGGTGTTGTCGTTGCGCCCTGCGGTATAGGTGTACTGACGCCCGCCAGCAGTGACCGTCTTGCGAATCGCCATCAGCGACTGCGCCATGTCCGTCCAGCCGGCATCGAACTCCAGCCGCCCCTTATGGATAACGTCGTACGCCTTCAGCACCAAGCGGGTTTTCACTTCAGGCGAATAGCTGAAGGTAGTGACAGCCGGGAAGAACTGCCGCACCAACTGCGCCACACCACTACCCAACCCAGTGACATCGATCCCGATGTAAGTCACCCAATACCGATCGCACACACTCTTGATAAAAGCCGCCTGCGCAGCGAAATCCATCCCCCGAAACTGATGCCGCTCAAGCACCCGAAACTTCCCCCCAGGCACCAACGGCGGCGCAACCACCACTAGCCCCGAACAGTCGCCCGTCTCAGCCGGGTCATACCCCACCCATACCTGCCGGTCACCAAACGGCCGCATGGCAAACGGTTTGTAGTCCTCCGCCCACTCCACCCAGCTATCGACCATGCACGACTGCAACAACGCGAGCGGAAAGATGCTCGCCCCGTCGTCGACAAAGTCGCACATCAAAAGATTGGCGAACGCCTCAGAGCTGTACTCACGGCGCAGCTCTTCAACGTCGAACAGGTCACACCCGCCCTGCTCCGCGTCCAGGATGTTGACGATCTGCCGCCACACTCGGTCTTCGCAAAGTCGCCCTTGCTGCAGCGATCCATGGGAGATGTCCACTTTCGTGTGCTGCGCCGCCGGCTTGCCCTTGTTGAACCGCTCACCGGTCCAAAAGGTGTACGCCTCATGCGCCATGCTGGAAGGCGTCGAGAAGTAGGTCTTGCGCCACTTCTTGTGCATCGCCATGCCCGAGGCGACCTTGTTCAGCTCCTCGAACTTGAACGTCCAGAAGAACTCATCAAAGTAGAAATTGCCGTGGTAACCCTGGGCGGTACGCGCATTGGTCCCGAGAAAAAACAACTCGGCACCGTTGGGCAGAACGATGGGGTCACCAGTCAGATCAACTCCAATCACCTCCCGGGCAAATGCCAGAATGTAGCCACGAAACAGGTAGGCCTGGTTCTTCGAAGCTGACAGGAAAATCTGATTCCGCCCCGTGTCCAGGGCATCGATAAATGCCTCCCGAGCGAAGTAGTACGTCGCGCCAATCTGGCGACTCTTGAGAATGACGCGGGTTCGCTGATTGCCTGCTCGATACCAATCCTTCTGATAGTCGAAACAGCCATCGATAAAGGCTTCACGCAGCAGCTCGACCTGGTCTTCGCTGATGTCGTTTTTCGGGGTTTTCTTTTTCGGTCCTTCGTTGCGCTTGGCCAGGTTCGGATTGAGATCGGTCTCAGTACCACCACCCTGGAAGCGCTGGATACGCGCCTGCCGTTCCAGCTGCCGGTGCAGCAGATCAATCTCTTTGAAGTCGCCGCCGCTCTTTCCGTCCTTGAGGATCAGTTGCACCAACCTCGCTTCCAACGCCCCGCCAATGCGCTCGACATTGTCCGCCCGGTCCCACGCGTCGCGGGCCTTCCAGCTGTGTAACGTCTTCTCCTTTTCCCCCGTAGCCTCGGCGATCTCGCAGACACGCCACCCCATCCAGTACAAAAACTTGGATTGGCGTCGCGGATCTATGGGCAACAGAGCGGTCGTATTCATGGCAGCGATGCTGCCGCCCCAGCTCGCGACTCAATAGCACCGCCCCGTGTACCCGCCCCGCCTACAGTCCCGCCTCGTTGCCGCCACCCGCGCGCGTCCCGAACATGCCCCTCATTGCAACGCACTGAGAATTCCCGGCATGAAAAAATTTCGCAGCAACTGGTTCCGCGTCGCCGTCGAAGGCGCGACCTCGGACAAACGCACCATCAAACGCGACTGGCTGGAACAGGCCGCCAAGAACTTCAACCCGTCCACCTACGGCGCACGCATCTGGCTGGAGCATTTCCGCAGCCTGCTGCCGGACAGCCCGTTCAAGGCTTATGGCGATGTCCTCGCCGTGAAGACCGAAGAAATCGACATCAACGGTCAAAAGAAACTGGCGCTGTTCGCCCAGGTCGAGCCCACCGCCGAACTGATCGCCATGAACAAGGCCAAGCAGAAGATCTACACCTCGATTGAAATCGACGACAGCTTCGCCGACACCGGTGAGGCCTACATCGTCGGTCTGGCTGTGACTGACTCCCCGGCCAGCCTCGGCACCGATGTCCTGGCGTTCTCGGCCCAGAAGCCCGACGTAAGCCCCTTCAAGGATCGCCACTACTCCGCGACCTCAATGTTCACCGAGGCCGTGGAAGCCGAACTGACGTTTGAAGAGTTCGAAGAAAAACCCAGCCTCGGTGCCCAGCTCTTCAGCAAGGTACAAACCTTGCTCAAAGGCAAACAGGCCAAGGACGACAGCGAGTTTGCCCAGATCGGCCAAGCCGTCGAAACCATCGCCGAACACGTCAAAGACCTGCCCGAGCAACTGGCAGCCGGGAAACAGTATTCGGCAAGTCTGAAAACCCAGCTCGACCAACTGAGCAAAGACTTCACCGAGCTGAAAACCAAACTCGCAACCACCCAAGACCCCAACCAGAAGACACGCCCTCCGGTCACCGGCGGCGGCAACCAGCTCATGACCGACTGCTGAACCCAGCCCCGAGTCACCAAGGACGACCTACATGCGCAACGACACCCGCAACCTCTTCAACGCCTACCTCGGCCAGTTGACCAAACTGCACGGCGTACCCGACGTCACCACCAAATTCGCCACCGCACCGAGCGTCACCCAAACACTGGAAACCCGCATGCAGGAATCCAGTCAGTTCCTCAGCGCGATCAACATCTACGGCGTCACCGAGCAGATAGGTGAAAAGATCGGCATGGGCATCGGCGGACCGAACGCCGGCACCACCGACACCACCCAGAAAGACCGCGAAACCAGCGACATCACCACCCTCGATGACCGCGGCTACTTCTGCTCGCAAACCAACTTCGACACCCACCTGCGCTACAGCAAGCTGGACGCCTGGGCCAAGTTCCCCGACTTCCAGGCGCGCATCCGTGACGCCATCCTGAAGCGCCAGGCACTGGACCGCATCCTGATCGGCTGGAACGGCACCAGCCGCGCCCCCACCTCGAACCCGGCGACCAACCCGTTGCGCCAGGACGTCAACATCGGCTGGCTGCAAAAGATGCGCACCGAAAACGCTGCTCGCGTTATGAAGGAAATCAAAGAGGGCACAGAAAAGATCGCCATCGGGGCCGGCAAGGACTTCACCAACCTCGACGCCCTGGTCTTCAGCATGGTCGAAGAGTTCATCGCGCCCTGGTATCAGGAAGACCCGGACCTGGTAGTGATCTGCGGCCGCCAGCTGCTGGCCGACAAATACTTCCCGATCATCAACAAGGAAAACGCCCCAACCGAAATGCTGGCCGCCGACATCGTCACCAGCCAGAAACGCCTGGGTAACTTGCCGGCGGTACGTGTGCCGTACTTCCCGGCACGTGGGCTGTTGGTGACCAAGCTCGAAAACCTGTCGATCTACTGGCAGGAAGGCAGCCGCCGTCGCACCGTCCTCGACAACGCCAAACGCGACCGCATCGAAAACTATGAGTCGGTCAACGACGCTTATGTAATCGAGGATCTGGAATGCGCGGCTCTCGCTGAAAACATCGAAATCGCATCGTAGGGCAAACGACCATGACCAATCCCTGCCGGCATCATTTCCTGCGCGTCACGGCCGCCATCGAGGCGGCCGCCGTCGAGCCCAACCAAACCATGGCCGGCGCAACCGCCTACGAGCATCAGCTCAACCAACTGCTGCAGGATCGCCTGCGCCTGAAACAGATCCAGTCGAATCAGGGCAAAGCCGAACTCAAACGCCAGTTGCTGCCTGACTACGTGCCCTATGTGCAAGGCGTCCTGGAAGCTGGTCTGGGTGCCCAGGACGAAGTGATGACCACCGTCATGGTCTGGCGCTTCGATGCCGGCGACTTCATGGGCGGCCTCGACATCGCCGAGTACGTGCTGAAGCACAAGATGGTCATGCCGGATCGCTTCGCCCGCACGCTGGGCTGCCTGGTCGCCGAAGATATCGCCACGGCGGCATTGAGTGCCCAGAAGATCAACGAACCGTTCGACCTGGCCACCCTGCATCGCGCTGCCGAGCTGACCGACGCCGAAGACATGCCCGATCAGGCCCGCGCCAAGCTGTTCCTCGCCATGGGCCGCGCCACGCTGGAAGGCATCACCGAAGAACTGCCCGGCCAACCCGGTCAAGTACAGGCCGGCATCGACCTGCTGAAAACAGCCATCGAACGGCACGACGCATGCGGTGGCAAAAAGGATCTGGAGCGGGCCGATCGCCTGCTCAACAAACTCGCCGCCACCCGCGGCTAACCGAGCGTCCCCACGCACCCCGCCGGCTCGGGACGGATCGGCCAGGCCACCTACCTGAACGTGAAGCACCGACCACCGGCGACTAACAACAGAGCGCAGAACCATGAGCGGATTCGTAGCGACCGGCAAAGCACCCGCCGGCCACATCAACACCGACGTTTTCTGGCCATCGATCAATCTGGACGACGTGCGCGGCACGCTGAGGATCGACGCCAGCGTCACTGCGATCCGACTGGAAACCGCAACCATCTCCGCCGCGATCAGTGTTAACCGGGAGTTCGCCGAATGGCGCCGAACCAAACAAGCCGAGGGCTACACCACCCTCGCCGATGTCCCAGCCGATCAAGTCGCAGGCGTGTCGCACTACCTCCACCTCTACCGGCGGGCGATCTACGCTGCGACCGGTGCAGAAATCTGTGAGCGCTACCGCTCCTACGACAGCACCAACAGCGGTCACCAGAACGCCGACGACCTCACCCCGAGCATCGACGAACTGCGCCGCGACCAGCGCTGGGCCGTGCGCGACTTTCTCGGCCTCGGTCGCACTACGGTGGAGTTGATCTGATGACCGTCATCGTCCGCGCCCAGCAAAACGACACCGTCGATGCCCTCTGCTGGCGGCATTACGGCCGGACCGCTGGTGTGACCGAGGCGGTGCTTGTCGCGAATCCCGGACTGGCCGACCACGGCCCGACATTGCCCCAAGGCCTGGTCGTGCAAATGCCCGAAACACAAACCACCTCCCCTAAACGGCAGATGGTGAACCTGTGGGACTGACCCGTTGGCACCGTGCCCTTGACCTCACCCTGAACCATGGAAGGAACCACATGCCTGAACGCCCCGACACCTGGGCCTGGCTAGCGGCCTGGCTTGAACAACACTGGCCAACCCTGTACGCCGGCCTTCTGGCTTTAATCATAGCGGCACTTCGAATCATGTACGGCGGTGGCACCTGGCGCCGCATCGCCATCGAAGCCCCGCTATGCGGAGCCTTGGCGCTGGCAGCCAGCCATGGCCTTCCGTTGCTCGGTGTTTCCGCGTCCACCGCACCTTTTTTCGGCGGTATTATCGGCCTGCTCGGCGTGGAAGGAACCCGCGCAGCAGCAAGGAAATTTTTCATTCGCAAGGAAGCCTCACGATGATCCCATTACGTCACGGCGACCGCTCCCAAGCGGTCCGCCATCTGCAAACAAACCTGAACAATAACGGCGCTCGCCTGATCGTTGACGGGCACTACGGCGACACGACCGAAGCGGCTGTGCGGGCTTATCAGTTGCGCATTGGTCTAGTGGCCGATGGCATCGCCGGCCATAAAACGCAGGGTGCGCTCGCTGGCAATGACTGCCAGCAACTGCTGAAAAATGCCGACCTGGTCAACGCCGCAAAACGGCTCGACGTCCCGCTGGCAACCCTCTACGCCGTCAACGAAGTCGAATCGAAAGGCCAAGGTTTTCTCGACATCGGTAAGCCGGTAATTCTGTTCGAACGGCACATCATGTATCGCCGGCTTTCGACAGTTCGACACGAAAGCGAAAACCACGCAGACCTCAAACGCCGCGCCGATCAACTCGCCACTGCTCACCCGGCCATCGTCAATCCAAAGGCCGGTGGCTACATCGGTGGCATCGCCGAACATCAGCGGCTGGGTAGCGCTCGCGTGCTAAGCGACATTGCCGCCCTGGAATCGGCGTCATGGGGCGCCTTCCAGATCATGGGCTTTCACTGGGAACGCCTGGGGTTCGCCAGCGTGCAGGATTTCGTTGCAGCCATGAGCGCGGATGAATCGAAGCAGTTTGATGCGTTCGTGCGCTATATCGAAACCGACCCGGCTTTGTACAAGGCACTGAAGACGCGCAAATGGGCCGAGTTCGCCAAGCGCTACAACGGGCCGGACTATCAGCGAAACCTGTACGACATCAAGCTCCAGCGCGCCTACGAGCGGCATGAGTTCTGCGGGTGTGGTCAGTTGGTGGCCGCATGAACCGCCCTCATACCGCTCACCTACGCATCAACCACGCAGAATGCCATGAATAAGCCCGATAGCCTGCGTACTCACCTGCTGGCCAGCATTGCTGAACTCAAGCACAACCCTGACCGGTTGCTGATGTTCATCGACAACGGCAAGGTTCGCTGCACTGCTGCAGCGAGCCTGTCGTTCGAATACAGCTTCGACCTGCAGATCATCCTGACCGACTACGCCGGCCATCCCGACAGCGTCATGTTGCCCGTGCTTGGTTGGCTGAGCGTCCACCAATCCGAGTTGCTGGAGAATCTGAACAAATCCGCCGACGGCATCCAGTTCGAGGCCGATATTCTCGATAACAG